ATAGGGGGCTGGTTTCGGCCAGCTCCTTTTTTAAATAAATCTTATGTTGTATAACTTACTGATAGATTGGGAGGACCAGACTGAGGAATCAGGGATAACTGAGCCTTTGACTGTTCAAGAGGTTAAGAATTATCTCAGATTAGAGGGTTTTATTGACAATTCTGAGTCAATATCCTCTGACTTTGATGATGATGATGTTATTATTGAAAACCTAATCACTTCAGCAAGAGAAAGATTGGAGGAGTACACAGGTTTGAGCTTTATCCCTAAGACTTGGGAAATAGAACTGACAAATCTTTGTGGAAACTTTGACATTCCTTTTGGTCCTGTAAATAGTATTATCTACTTAAAGGATGATGAAGGTGACTCAATCAGTACAGATGACTTTGACCTATCTTTTAACAATAGAATCTTAAAGACTCCTACTTATGAGAATATGCTCTTAAAGTATGAGGCTGGATATACAATCCTACCTAAAGGTCTTAAAGATGCTATGTATAAAGAGGTGGCTTATCGTTATATCAACAGAGGTGATGAAAATGTAGATGGATTAAGTAAAGAGGCAATGGTTTTGGCTGCTAAGTACAAAACTTCAAATTGGATAGGATGATAGGAACTACCAAACCAATCAAGTTGTTAAAATACACCACTACAATAGATGTTAATGGTGATGCAACTGAAACTGTGGCCACTACCTACAAAATGTGGGCTGAGGTTACAGATGGCGGTGGTGGTAGAAATCAGGATGCAGGTAGAACTGAGAATAGTGATACTAAGACATTTAGAATCAACTTTAGAGATTATAATATCACACCTGATTACAAGATTGAATACTTTGGGCAGACTTATTCTATAAGTAGTGCAAGCAGAGTAAATGAGCAACGATTTAATTGGGAAATAACAGCCTTTTCAATATTTGAGCTTGATTAAACTTGCAGTCATAGGAGTTGATAGTCTAAGTAATAGACTTGCTGGTGTAAGCCGAGAACTTAAGGAAGAAGTACAAGCAGAAGTTCGTGGTGCTGCTATGGAGTATGTTGCTTTGGCAAAAAGAGACTGTGTTAGTTCGGGAGGTAATACCGGAACACTTGCAAGATCAATTTCATATAAAAAGGAAACACCTTATAGCTATTTAGTAAGTGCTAATACTTTCTATGCTCCTTATGTAGAATTTGGAACAAAGCGCAAGTTTAAGCCTTATCCAGGCACAGAGGAGTTTGCAGCTCAATATAAAGGATTGCCAAAAAGAGGTGATTGGATAGATATGCTGATGAGTATCTACAAATGGGTGCAGAGAAAAGGAATAGGGGCAACCTATAGTGTAAAGACAAGAAAGAAGGTCAGACAAACAAAAGACCAAAAGTTACAGATTGCATTTGCAATCACTATGAGTATTCTTAGGAATGGTGTTGAAGCAAAGCCATTTTTTTATAAGCAAATACCAATAGTCAGAGAAAGTTTAAATAAAAGAATTAAAGCATTATTAAGTGGCATTTAAGACAGCTCCATACGAAATTAAAACAGCTTGGTGGAATGTACTAAGTGGTATTATTAGTGTGCCTGTCTATAAGGATGCAGTACCATTACAAGCAAATGGTAATTATGTATTAATTAAGTCAGATGGTTCTAATCAAACAGAGCTAAACAATTCAGCATTTTTTCAGTCTGTTGTCATAATATGCGAAATTTACACAAAGTTTGCAACTACAGGACAAAGCAAGACTGCTTATGATATAGCACAAGAGATTTATGATGAAATAATTACAAGTCCTAACTCTTTTGGCATAACTTTAACAAACTTTCAGATTACACAAATCACAGTACAATCAGAGACTGAATTGTATGAGGATGATGGTAGTGAGAAAGTTTTTAGGTTGATAATTAGATACGAGCATTTTATAAATCAAAATTAAATACAAACAAAATGGCAGATGCTACAACAATCTCAGGGAGTGTGATGTTCATTGAATATTCAGATTCTCCGAGTAGTGCAAAAAAGTCGGCTGTTTGCCAAAGTGAGGGATCATTTGATGGCAGCCGCAATGTGGTTAGTGATGAGACTAACTGTGGAACTTTGAAAGTATTAGGACCTCAAAACAACCGATTCACATTGAATGCAGTTGTTGACACAATTCCTGATGCAACTGAGGCTTCCTACAATGATTTCCAAACTTTGTATGCCAACAACACTAAGAAGTATTGGCACTTGACTGATTCAGCAGAGACTATCTATCACGGTGGTTATGGCTGGATTAGTTCATTAGGTCAGCAGAATGTTAGCGGTCAGACTGCTAAGTTCACTATGACTATTGAGATTGAGGGAGACATTGATACTGAACCTGCAAGCTAATCACTATGAAAACAATCACACACAGCATAGGAGGTCAAGACAGAATTTTGGATGTCGGTAAGATGTGGTTCACTAAGTTTTTTGGTGAGTCCACATCTTCTGACCCATTGTTTATGACCGACCTATTAAGTAAACCTGACAAGCAATTTGACTTTATTTGTGGCCTTGTTTATGCTGGTATGAACTGCCACTTCAAGGTAATTAATGAGCCTAATTTAGTAACTTTAGAAAAGGTGCAAGAATGGGTAGGATTAATGGACCAAAATGATGCAGCCGCATTGATAAGTAAATTTGCTGAGGTTAATCAAGCACAACAGCAGGGGGAAAAGTAAGCCCAGGCAAAAGCCTGACCTGGGATGAAATGAGGTCGGAAGCATTTGGACAAATAGGCCTACTTCCGCATCAGTTTTATGACTTAGAAGTTGATGAGTATATACTCTTAAGGAAAGGTTATATTGAAAAGGTTAAGACTGACTCTATACTTTTAAGGTTTCAGACTGCACTCATTTGTGAGGCATTTATAGGTAAGGGCAATGGGGCTAGGTTTGTGATGGATAGTTGGCAACTTGATGAAAAGTCAGAACTTAACCAAGAGCAGATTAGGACTTTGTTAAAAGCTAAGAGGGAAAAGGAAGCACTAAAAAGAATAAAGAATGGCTGATGGCTTACAAATAAGGATAGCGGCAGATGTTGAAGCAGCACTAAGGTCATTACAACAAGTTCAAAAGCAGTTAGAAAAAACTCAATTAGCTGGCGAAAGTGCTGCAAAGGGTGCTGATGCGGCTGCAAGAGGTTTTAGTAAATTACCTCAATCTGCTAATCAGGCTACCTTAGCAATGTCTAATTTAGGCCGAGTGGTGCAAGATGCTCCATTTGGCTTTATAGCTATTGCCAACAACCTTGATCCTTTATTACAATCTTTTCAACAATTACAAAAGACAAGTGGCGGTACAACAGGAGCTTTAAAGTCTTTATTAGGCTCTTTAAGCGGTCCCGGTGGTATAGCATTGGCTTTATCAGCAGTCACATCAGCTATAACATTTGCTCAGATTGGTTTTGACAGATGGTTTGGTGGCTTATCTAAAAATAAGGGTGTTGTAGATGAGCAAGCTAAAGAATTTCAAAGATTACAAGAAGTAATTAGGTCTTTAGGAGGTTCTGTAGGTAATCTGACTATAGAATTTGGTGCAAGTGCCAATGCTCAGATATCTAAAGTAAATGCTCTTATTGCTGTAGTAAATAACTTAAATGCTACAGATGAGGAGAGGCAAAATGCACTTACACAATTACAGCAACTTAATAAGGCTTATTTTGGTGATGTAACTTTATCAGCCAAAGGTCTTGAATTACTTAAATCAAGACAAGATGAGTATAATAAAGCATTACAGAATCAAGCTGCACAGCAAGGCTTTATTAATAAACTTAATGATGCTGAAGTAGAATCTGCAAAAGTAGAAAATAGAGTAGCATCTTTACAGAAACAACTTGTCAATCTTAGGTCTGAATTAGCAAGAACACCAAGATTTGAGATTAAGGGACAAACTGAGGTAGAAACAAAAAGATACCGAGAATTACAGAATCAAATAACTACTGTAAATAATGAGTTAAAAAATCAAGAATCTGCATTAAATGGTTTGACAGATGCAAGGTCAAGATTACAGCAAGGAATATCACAAACAGTCACTGCTGGAGTAGGGTTTAAGCCATTAGTAGAGGATAAAACATCAATTAATAAAGGTGTTCAAGATATAATAGCTGAAGCAAAAAGGATATCCGCTGCTACAGATGAAACTATTAGTCTTAAATTAAATATCACTCCATTTGATTCTGAAGCTGAACAATTTGAAAAATCAAAGGAATTTTTAGATAAATTTAAAGCTGGATTATATAGGTATGCACTTACTGTTCCTGCTGCTGAAATTAATCTTCCAATTGCATTACCTAAAGAAACATCAAGCATTAAAGAGGGTGTCACAGCATTTGGAGCAGTATTAAGTAAAGAAATTAATGATTATTTTAAGTCTAATACAGTTATTGATTATTCGTTAATTCTTGCTCAGTTACAAAAAGGGGCAGCTAAGAATAATAATTTTACTTTCTTAAATTTCTCTGGTTTAACTAAAGAGGCACAAGAGTTAGCACAGACAGGGCAGATGATAGCTAATATGTTTACACCATCCTTAGAGGCAATGATTGATGCCATAGGTAGAGGTGAGAATGCTTTTAAGGCTTTTGGTGAGGGGGTAAAAGCAGTGTTAGTACAAGTAATTCAGAAGTTAGCCGCTACAGCAATTTTAGCTGGAGTGTTGGCAGCTTTATTTCCGGGTGGTTTAGGTGGTTCACAAGGTTTTGGAGCCATATTTGGCAAACTATTAGGGTTTAGAGCAAATGGTGGACCTGTTACAGGGAATAGCCCTTATATTGTCGGTGAAAGAGGTCCAGAGTTGTTTGTGCCAACAGTTAGTGGGAATGTTGTTCCCAATAATTCTATAGGTTCATTTATGGGTGGCAGAATGGGTGATAATGGTAGAGGCGGAACAACACTCAGAGGTCAAGACATAATTTTAGCTTACGCAAGAACACAAAGAAGTCAAATAAGAGTTAATGGGTAAAGTCTACAGAGGTTCATTTGTTAACACGCAAGTTGATTATACGGACAATAGTCCGAATGAGCAGACATTTTATGTGCGTATAACAGATTTAGCACCGACTGATTTACCTTATAGCTTAGATTTTTATATAGATGATTCTATTGGTGGAGGAAATCAGCTTATGTATGTAAGCTGGGCTAACTTACCTATAGATACAACTCAGCTAATAATTGGGTATTCAATCGCAGGATTATCAAGTTATACTAATATAACAATTAATAATCCGGCTGCAACAGATGTGTATTCTTGGACTGCGGCTTATAACAATTACGATATAAAAATTGAGGTTGTTAGAAGTGCTGGACCAAATGAGATTTATTATATAGACTATGATCAAGTCACATTAGAATTAGCTGATGCTCCTATTGTCCTACAGACAGTAGATAACTCAGAAGATAAATTCACGGCAATTAAAAGTAAATCATGTCGCTTACGAATATTTACAAATAATGATATTAATATATCCAACTTTTCTGTTGGTGGTGATACTCAATATAAAGTAGAGATTGCTGTAAATCAACAAGATGCAGTTATATTTACTGGATGGTTATCCTTATCTGATTCATCACAGACATTTCTTCCTGATCCAAATGTATTTGAGTTAATAGCTACTGATGGCATAGCCTTTTTAAGAGATATTGCTTTAACAGATGAGCAGGATAGATTAATAAGTCAAAACCATTCATTAATTAAATATATTTCTTGGTGTTTGCAAAAGACTGGATTAAATCTACCGATTTGGATAGAAATGAATTTGTTGCAGGAAGGCGCAACTTATGATGATCCTAATAGTCATTTTTATAATACAGTTTATCTTAATGCACAGACATTTCAAGATGATGTAGATACATTACAGAATTGCTATTCAGTATTAGAGAAATTATTAGGCGAATTTTGTGATTTAAGTCAGCAAAAAAATGTTTGGTTTATTAGATCAACAGATGAATCAAACTATGCTTCTAAAAGAATATGTAAGTTTAGTTATGATGGCGAACCTGAAGCTTATGAAACGATTACTTATGTAAAAGACATAGGTTCAGATACAGACTATTATACTATAGCATTTATGAATGATGATGCAAGGCTATCCTTACAAAGACCTTGTAAATCAGTTATTAATGAATATAAATATGATCAAATACCGAGTTTAGTAGAGAATATAGGATTTGATCAAGGTGATGTATTAACAACGCCCGATTTAGGCGCACCAACATCAGAAGGTATTATAAGACCATTAGGTTGGACACATATAAGAGCAATCAATCAAGCACCAATAATTACAGATATTGCAAGGACAGTTCAGTTATATGAATATGGGTATTTAAAAACAACATATTTTGAACTAAAACAAGCTACTCCTATTGGTACTACATTATATGTTAATAATGTTCGTTCTTCACCTGTACAAGTACAAGAAAATGATAGATTAAAAATATCTGTAGGGGTTAGGATAAGCGCAAGTATCAATTATTTTAACCCTATTCAAGTACGATTAACAGGAGTTAGTGGAACTACTTATGATTGGAGTCTTGATGCAAGGACATTAGATGCTGCAGGAGAACCGGTTATAAATCAATGGGAACAGGTAAACCCATCAGCATTTTCATGGTACACATGGAATATAAATAACAATATAGGAGAGGTAGTTAGCATATCACATGAGATTGTAGTGCCTGAAGCAGGAACATTATATATTAGATTACTAAATGCAAATTATTTAGTTAGCACAATATATTTTTCATCTGATACCTGGTTTTCTGATTTAGATGTTGTCATTGAGCCAATGATCAATGGTTCTTATAATGTTTACGATAGTCAACAACATATATCTGAACAAGATATAGATACTATAAATAAAAGGGAAAAAGAAGTATATATATCTGACAGTCCTCATGTATTATTTAGAGGAGCTTTACAATCAAGATTATTAGGTTCAACATTATATAGTGGTAGTGTAGAATTTACAAATGTAAATAGCTTTACAATAGCTGGGTTTTACCCAATGAGTTTCTATATAAATCAATATATACAAATAACTAATACTACATTAAATAACGGTATATTTAGGATAATAGCAGTTAATTATAATATAAGTAGTAATATAACTATTATAAATGTAGCAGAAGCTACAGTTACAGAAAGTGATGCTACTACAACTATAAAAGAATACATCTTTCAATTAGCTTATCGGTTTTATGATTCTATTGAATATCCTGTAGGAACACCTATAGGAACAATATTAGGCAGAAATCCAGTTGGAACATTATCTATTGTACAAGGACCATTTACATATACATTAATTCAAGGTATATTTAATGTTACAATAGGTTCAAATACATACACTAATATAACTGGAAGTTTGGGGTATGGTGTATATACATTTACAGAGGGTGGTGGTGCGCAACAAATAGGAACATTAGTTACTACTGTAACAGGTAACTTAGCTACATATATTAGTGTAGCCACAAATGCTAATGGAACTATTTTAACAGCTTTGCCCACAACTGGAGATTATCCAATAGCAGGTTTATTGCCTTATGGTCAACATCAAAATCAGGCTGTGTGGAATCAGTTTAACAGGGTATTTAGTATATTTGAGGCAACCTGTGATGGTTTAGATACAGACAAAATAGATGCATTAGGACTTCCTGATTTGCCTGACCTTATGCATATGTATAGACAGCAAGACACACATCCAGCAACTTATAATAAGCAGTTTAAATGCTTACATTATGAGCAAGATACTGACAACTGTGAGTGGAGTATTTATATGATTGAGGTAGGGGATGGTTCAATACCTAAGTCTTATGATGGTCACTCATTTAAATATATTCAGAGATGAATGACCCTAAAGTAGTAAGAGGTTCCAATATGATTGCCTCTATTAAGGTGAGTGGCACATTTTACCCTGTATTTTGTGCTAAGTCTTGCTCTTTTGAGATGACTAATGAGATTATCAATAGGACCTCAGTAAATGATGGGTTATTTACTAAAAGAAGGATAAGAAGA